AGATGAAATAGTTTTAAAAAATATAGGCTTAGTAGATAAGGATGAATATGTTTATGTTGGTAGTTCTGATATAGATATATTCAATCTAAAAGATACTGATTATCTTATCTATGAAGGTAAGAGATGGCAGATATTAAGTCCTGATAGTTATAAAATAGGAGATACATCTATTGTATTTATAGCCAAATTAAAACCTATAGGAAGTGTTTAATATGCCTATAATTGGACTTGAAGAAGTATTAAGAGATTTAGATATGATGGATGAAGAAATAGACGAAGCCATGGATGAAATAGCAAAAGAAGTAGCAACTGAGATATTAGATGGGGCCATAGAAAATGTTAATGGTCCAGATACAGGAACATTAAATTTTATTCGTCAACCTTATCCAGTAGGAGTTATAACAGGAACTTTAAAACGTTCACTCAAGATAAAAAAGATAGGTAAGGCAAAATATAAAGTATTTGCAGACCAAAATGTAGCAAACTATGCTTACTGGGTTCATGAAGGAACTGTTAAGATGGATGCAAGACCGTTTCTTGATGATGCAGTAAGAAATGTTATGAATAGTAGAAAATATATAGATATAGCCAATCAAATTATTGGTGATATTTTAAGTAGAAGGTGATTATATGAATAATCTAAAAGAAAATATATCTATAGATTATGTTATAGATTTTCTTAATAAGGCCATGGAAACAGATAAAGAAGCAATAGAAAAATTAGTAACTCAAAGAATAGAATGTAACAAAGCCATGGCAGAGCACCCTACTATACAAGTAGGCAAAACTAAAGATAAAAACTATGAATATGAATTAGGACTCTTAGGATTTATTAATGGTTTTTTCGGAGTAGATGAAAAAGGTTATGGACCAATAAGTGCTATATTTGATGATGGAAAGTTAATTAAATTTGTTAAAACTCAACATAATGAGTAGGTGAACTTAATGAATCATAATTCACCACTGACAAGTTGTAGAGAAGATATAAAAAACTTCTTAAAATCAAGATCAGAATTTAATTATATAGATATAAGAGAATCGTATATAAATGTAAAAAATGATTTACCTCTTAAAAGACCTCTAGTGACCATTTCAAAGGGTAAGCCAATAACTAATGCTATTGGGTTTTCAAATTGCGTAACAGAGCGATTTGACGAGGTAAACTATGAAATTATAGAAACTCAGGCAAAGGAATTAATCATAGCCTATGATTTTCATATATGGAACTCAACTTCTCCTAAATTTGGAGGAGAAAAAGAAGTAGAAAGAATCCAGGAACAACTACAAAGTATATTTGATTTTGAAAGTAATGCCATGGCTGAAAAGGGTATTACTTTTTTTAGTTTTCAGGAAGGTACAGCAGCAGAAGATCCTGAGGAAGATTTATTCCATGCAAGATGTACCTTAGAAATAAAAGTTTTATGGAAGAAAGAATTTAAGTTCGAGGTCATGGATGTGATTGAACTCCATGGCGATATGAAGGAGGTTTAATATATGACTATACCAGATACTCAACGAATTGGTGTATTTTCAGAGTCTACAGTATCAAAAGAAGTTATGGGGTTTATTGGTACTTGTTTACCTGTTGGAATAGTGGCTAAAGTTGATGAAAGTGTATATACTGAATCGGCTCCAAAGGCTCATGCTATTCAAATTAAAGAAGATGCCTATACACTGTTTGGAAAAAATAGTGAGATGTCTAAATTAGTTGAAATAATGACTCTGTGTGGAGCAAATAAACTTGTATGTGTTCCTGTAATAGCAGCTACAGATGGTTCTCCTACTGATGATGAGTATAAAACATCTTTAGATATACTTTACAATGAAGAAGCTGTAAAGATTGTTGTATGCGATTCTACTAGTGCTGATGTGCATTTATTAATAAGGGACCATTGCGATAAAGCTTCTTTAAATAGAAAAGAAAGAAGGGCTCATTTGGGAGTAGCTAAAGATTTATCTGTTTCAGCTATTATTGCACTAGCAGGACCTTTAAATTCTGGAAGGGTTACGTTATGGGGAAGTATCCCTCTTAACGCAGATGGAACTGCCTATACTAATTCAGTTTATTTAGCTTGTGCTTGCGCAGCCATGGATGCTCTAGAATTAGATCCAGCTATGCCACTTCATAATTTACAATTACCATCAGATTTATTCGGAGGACTTTATAACAAGTTTGATGATGAGGATTTAGAAGCTTTATATGGTGGAGGTATTGCAGCTTGCCGTAGTGTAAACGGAAAAATCTCTATAGACAGATGGGTAACTACATATACAAAGGATGATTCTGTAGATCCTCCTATATCAGATGATAAGTTTCAAGAAGGAACAGTAACTAAAATAAAGGACCATATAGATGAAGGGCTTAGAAATAGGCTTGCAACACTTCATCCAAGGGTTAAGGCTTCTCTTAGTTCTATGAATGAAGTTAAATCAGATACTTTAAATTGGCTTAAAGAACAGGAGGAAAAAGAAATAATAGAAGCTCCTGAGGTTTATAAAATAGAAAGACAAGCTGATAAGAGAACTAGATTCCATGTTTATTATAACTATAAGGCAGTATTACCGCTTAATACTATATTCCTTCATGGAAAAGCACTTATATAGGAGGTGATTTGATTGAAATTAAATATAGATTTACAGTTATTTGCTGGAATACCTACAAGTGATGATATATACTTTCGTATAATTCATAATGGAGAATCTAAGAAAGTTGCCGTTGTAGAAAGTTATAAAGTTAATAAAAGAAAAGAAGTAAAAACTCAAGACGCTTTTGGTGAGATAGAATCTGTTGCAACCTATGCTGCTAAAACTTCTTATGAACTTGAACTATCTAGAGCTTATGCTACAGATGAAGCTTTAAAAGATGGAATTTATCTTGATGAATTAGCAGACTTTGACTTTGTAATAGAAAAACCAGATGTAACAGAGACATATTCAATGTGTAACTGGTCAGAGGTTTCAGATGATGGAAAACTTAAGGACAAAGTTACTGAAAATATGAGATTTACTGCAGCTAAATTTAAAAGAACTAAAAAATAGATTATAGGTGAGGGGGACATCAATTCGATGTCTCCTTTTAAATTAGGAGGTATACGATGGGTAAGTTATCAGATTTAAGAAATGGAATACCAAAACATGTTATAACCAACATTCCTGGAACGGATATGAAAGTAGCATTAGTTCAAGTAAATAACAGGACATTAATTGAGTGTAGAGAAAAAGCAATGGAATATGTACAAGATCACACTGTAGATTCGGATACATTTGATATTATCTATGTTACATACATTTTAGAACAATGCATGAGAGCTCCTGAACGATTGGAAGAATCATTTACTACTTTTGATGAAATAAATGAAAATTTAACAACAAAAGAAATATATGATATTCATAGAATTTGGTTAGGAGTTCAAGATAAGTCAAATGTAGATATTGAGGAATTAACAGGAGATGAGTTTGAAGAAATAAAAAAAAAATTAAGTCAGATTCCTCTGAACGACTTAGATGGAGAATTGCAAACTATTTTAAAATACTTCCATCAAATAATGATTTTAAAAGACTTACAGATGGTCAAATAACTTGGATACTTGCAAATATTAGAATAGATGATGAAGAAAAAGTAGAATCTATGTGTGATAAATGTAAAGAAGAAATAAAGAAAAACACATGTTTTAGATGCGGTGAAACAATAGAAGAATCAAAAGAATTTGTAAAAAATAAAGGCTTTGATGAAAGTAAATTTAAAGCCATGGCTGAAGAGTAGGTGAATAAATATGGCTAAAGAAAGAGAAATCAGCATAATTGTAGATGCTCAAAATAAATCCAAGGCTGCTTTTTTAGAAGTTAAACGTAACCTTGAAGATATGAAGAATAGTGCTAATTCAAGTTTAAATTCTATGAAAAGCTCTCTTGCTAGTTCCGATAGTGCATTATATAAATTTGCAGATAGGCTTAATGGATTAGACCGAGTAGCCAAAAGAACTTTTCAAGGACTAGCTGGAGCTTCTGCTTTATATGTAGGTACTACTTTAAGAGATTTTTCTCAACTTGAAGACGGAATATCTAAAGTTAATACTTTATATGGACAAACAGGAAGAAGCCAAGAAAAAATGTTTAAGGATTCTATGCAAATGTATAGGATGATACCAAAAACAGATTTTCAAAAGATTACTCAAGGTGTTTACGATACAATTTCATCTGGTGCTGATCCAAAATATGCAACCATGATTGCTAGAAAATTTGGTATGGCAAGTGTAGGTGGAGGAACAGATATGGCGGTAGTAGGTAAAGCTGCCATGGGAACTATGAATGCTTTTGGTAAAGAAGTAAAAGACCTAGACCATATACTAGATGTTCAATTTACTACAGTTAATAAAGGTATTGTTGAATATGAGGAATTAGCTTCTGCTCTTGGAACAGGGGTTTTAAAGTCAGCTGAAAGTGCTGGCATAGGTATGGAGGAATTATATGCTGCTATTGCAGAAATAACTAAGAGTGCAATTCCAGCAAGTGTTGCAACTACATCTTTAGTTCAGCTATTTAATAAGTTTACAGATGGTAAAGCTATAAAAGAATTTAAAGATTTTGGAGTGTCTATACAAGATACAAAAGGGCATACAAGAAGTATGATAGACATACTAAAAGATTTAAATAGGGAATTTGATAAAAGGGGTATGACTGGGGAACAGAGAGCAGGATTCCTTAAAGACATTCTTGGCTCAGATGAAGCAGTTGGAGCACTACAACCTCTTTTAACTCAGCTTGATAGT